AAGAATGGGATAGTTAAAGTGTGGTGGGATGAGTATGCAGAAGCTCAACGAGAGGAGTACAGAGGGTTAGATGAAATAGCTTTTGAGTCCTTGGTTTCTCCTGATGGTGTAGAGGTTGTAGAGCATACTGAGTATCCTGAAGGCGAGTATATTTTACACGACGTTGTTATAACTAGAGAATCTTACAACGGAAAAATAAGAATAGAAAATGTCCCGCCTGATGAGTTCCTTATAGCTAGGGAGTCTAAGACTATAGAGGATGCTAACTTTGTATGTCATCGTGTAGAGAAAACTCTATCCCAGATAAGGGAGATGTACCCAGACCAAGATATAGAACCAGAAGATCTTAGCACTGGCGGTTATGACGAAGATGAATACTCTATGGAGCGTTTAGCCAGGTATGAGTTTGATAAGTCTGCCAAGTACTGGAGTCGAGATGGTGGAGGATACACTGGAGATGATTCCCAGCGTGTCTACTGGCTGCATGAAAGTTTCATTAGAACAGACTATGATGGTGATGGGATAGCAGAACTTAGAAAGGTTTGCTCAGTGGGTGATTATGTACTCGCCAATGAAGAAGTGGACGAGATCCCATTTATCTCCATCTGCCCAATAAAGATTCCCCATAAGTTTTTCGGTCTATCTGTTGCTGACCTTGTAATGGATCTTCAATTAATGAAGAGTACATTGCTTAGAAATCTCATGGATAATATGTATAACCAGAACTTTGGTCGCTATGCCGTTCTTGAAGGGCAAGCGAACTTAGATGATCTATTAACACAACGGCCTGGTGGTGTGGTTCGCGTAAAGTCTCCCAATGCTGTTATGCCCCTTGCGACCCCATCACTAGAGCCGTACTCCTTTCAGATGCTTGAGTACCTGGATAGCGTTAGAGAGTCCAGGGCTGGCGTATCAAAAATGTCCCAAGGACTCAGCGAGGATGCGCTAACATCGCATACCACTGCAACTGCTGTGAACGCGGTGATGACCGCTTCGCAGAGTAGGGTAGAGTTGATAGCTAGGAACTTTGCAGAAACTGGTGTTAAGAACCTAATGGCTCGTATCTATCAGCTACTGCTAAAGAATCAAGACAAAGAAAGAGTTGTCATGCTTCGCAATGAGTGGATTCCAGTCCGACCAGACGCATGGAATGATAAATTTGATTGCACTGTTTCAGTTGCTTTGGGTAATGGAAATAAAGATCAACAGCTTTCCCACTTGACTATAATGCTGCAATTCGCTGGTGATGCTATGCGTGGCGGACTACCCATAGTTAACATGCAAAACATGTATAACATTGGAGCGGCAATGGTTAGGAACATGGGTTTTCAGAATGTATCTGATTTCTTAACAGACCCATCACAAACTCCACAAGATCAAGGGCCATCACAAGAAGAGCAGATGGCTGAGATGGAAATGCAGTTAAAGCAGAAGGAGTTGGAGATAAAGGCTGCGGACATACAAGTCAAGCAGATGAAGATCCAACAGGTGGCTGCGGCTGACGCAGTTGATGCAGAATTAAAAATGCAAGAACTTCAACTTGAACGAGAACAAAAACGCGCAGTAGCAATAGGAGATACATGAACCGCGAGGAAGAAGCAAAAAGACTTTTAGAACATGAATTATTTGTAGAAGCGTTCGACACATTAGAAAAAGAGTTGTTACTGAGTTGGTCTAGAACTGGCTCAGCAGATGTAAGCCAGCGGGAGTCATGCTGGTTAGCAACAAGACTGCTTGAGAGAGTTAAAGCTCATATAACGTCCATAGTTGAAACTGGACACATGGCTAAGATTCTTGAAGAGCAACACCCACATATATAAGGAGAAGTAAAAATGGCGGATACGCAAAATGCCCCGTCCGTGCCGCAAGGCCCAATAGCTGCTGAAGAAAGTATTGACGCAGCCCATAATGCAATTCTTGGCTTATTGGATTCCTCAGAGGAAACACCTGATAGCGAAGAGGAGCGACCTTCAGAAGAAGAAGAGTCTATAGAGGAACCTCAAGACGAATCATTGGAAGAAGTACCTGAAGACGAAGAAGAGTTTGAGGATGATGAATCCGAAGGCGAAGACGAGTCTGAAGAACCTGACGAAGATGAAGAGGAGGAGCTTTATTCTGTCCGTGTAGACGGAGAAGAACACGAAGTAACCTTCGACGAACTCTTAAAAGGCTATAGTCGCCAGTCAGATTATACAAGAAAGACGCAAGAAGTAGCTACGGAAAAGCGCGAAATGGAATCACTGAGAGATCAGTATAGTTCCGAAATGTCGCAGATCCAAGCAGAGCGTCAGCAGTACATGGAAGCACTGACCAATATTATTCAAAATTCGAATATGGATCAGTTTACAAATGTAGATTGGAACTCTTTAAAAGAGAATGACCCTATAGAGTACGTCACTAAACGTGAAGAGTACAGGGAAGCTCAAGAGAAAATACAAGGATTACAACAGCAACATGCTCAAGCGGCGCAACGGCAAACATCTGAAGCCCAGCTAGAGCATCAACGGTCTTTGCGTGAGGAATATTCTAAGCTCACAGAGGCGCTGCCTGAGTGGACGGACGAGGAATACAGGAACAAAACAACAGCTTCCTTGCGTTCGTATGCCACTAATAATGGCTTTACCCCTGACGAGTTAAATAGCCTCGTAGACCATAGGTCAATCCTTGTTTTGATGAAAGCGCAAAAGTACGACGCATTAAAAAGCGCAGACATCAAATCTAAAAAAGTAAAGAATAAACCAACTATGGCTCGTGCTGGATCTCCCAAGAGGAAGGCTGAGAAAAGTAAAGGCAAACGTACTGCCCAAATGAAGCGTCTTCGAGAGACAGGTCATGTAGATGACTCAGTAAGTCTCTTTGAGGATTTCGTAGAACTTTAAAATAGGAGGATTGCATTATGGCAGTTCCAGGCAATACTAGGTTGACATTCGGCGGTGTTCAAATCCGTGAAGACCTAAGTAACATTATATATAACATTTCGCCAATGGACACCCCGTTCATGAATGGCTGTGGTAAAGGTACGGCTTCTAATACTCTATTTGAGTGGCAGAAGGACGAGCTTGCTGCGGCAGCGGCGAACCGCAAACTTGAAGGTGATGATCCAGCGTCGTTGGCTGTTGTCGAGCCTGTTAAGTTGACGAACCAGACTCAAATCAGTGAAAAGGCAGTCCAGACTTCTGGCACCGCTGAAGCAGTGGATTGGGCGGGTCGTAAATCTTCGCAAGCCTATCAGTTAGCCAAACGCGCAAAAGAAATTAAGCGTGATATGGAGCTAATGCTGACGGGTGAAACAGTAAAGGCTGCTGGTGCTGCTGGTGTAGCAAGAGCAACTGCTGCTTGTATGACTTGGATGGGTACTGCTGCTATTGGTACGTCCAACCTTGTTGATGGCTCCGCTGCTGGTGTAGGCATTGTAAATGCTGGTACTGGCACGAGTGTTGCAGCCCCTGCTGGTGTTGATGTCGTATTAACGATGGCCTTTCTTAACAACTGCGTAGAGCGCATCTTCAATGCTGGTGGTTCACCAGATGTGATTATGTGCGACTCTGCTTTGAAAGTTAAGATGTCTTCGTTAGCTGGCTCAACTGTTGCTGACATCGTGACAAATCACGATAAAACGTCTCCAGCAAGTGCTATCAATTCTGTTGATGTTATCGTAACAGACTTTGGCACGTTTAAGATTGTACCTAATCGCTTCTGTTTAGCTAACCAGCTATATGTTCTAGATTATGATTTCTGGTCGATTGACTATTTACGCCCGTTCCAGACTGAGACTCTAGCTAAAACTGGTGATTCTATTAAGCAGATGATGATTGCTGAGTATGGCCTTCGTGGTAAGAATGGTCAGGCTTCTGGTGCAGTCATTGGTATTAAAGCTGCGTAAGATGTAATGGGGGCGGCTCTTAGGGGCCGCTCCCTTTCACTTAAAGGAAAAACATGAGCGTAAAGAAAGCATTGAAGGAAGGACTAAAGCCTCAGAAGGAACCTAAGGCTTCCAAGTCTGATTATTCTGAAAAGGGTTCTAGGGATAAAGCAATAAAGTCTTTCAGGAAGATGTCAGGAAATCGCGGGGATATGCCGCTATGAGAGAAAAGTACGTTAGACCATCTACAATTGAAGACCATAAAGATGGGACATATAGTGTTGTTACTCATCAAGACGTTGAGCCAATCCTTGAACAGAACAAGGATATGCAGAAAAACTATGGGGATAAACTAACCCCTGGAAAGCAAGCGCATGGCACTAGAGTGGCTTCTATACCCTTTGGTATATGGGAGCAGTGGAAAAAAGACACCAACGGCGCTATAGAGAAAGACCCCAAACTCCTTGCTAAATATTTAAATGATCCTGATAACAAATATTTCAGGACCACTCCAACGAGGATATAACTATGTGGCTATATAACCCAGGTCAACCTGGCGCAGTACAAACAAACTTTGGTATTCTGAACAACAGCGTTTACTTTATCGCCCGTAGATAATGGCAATTTCGACGTATACAGAACTGCAAACTGCAGTTGCTAACTGGCTGGATAGGGATGACCTAACTGCTAGGATACCTGAGTTTATTGCATTAACTGAAGCTAGGTTTAATAGACTCCTGCGTATCCGATCTATGGAAACAGAGGCTGATCAAGTTACTACTTCGGGAACAAGAAGCTACTCATTGCCTACTGACTATCGGCAGATGCGTACAGTTCACTTAACTACTAACCCAATAACTCCTTTGAGTTATATTACTCCTGAGATTATGGATAGGATTTGGGCTGGAAGTACGGGCGGAAAACCAGTCTCCTACACTATAAAGGGAAATAATATTTATCTAGGCCCGTCCCCTGACTCCACATATACGATAAGGTTCTTATACTACAAGACAGTACCAGCACTATCCTCCTTGGTTGCTGTTAATGATATTCTAACTGATTCGCCAGATGTTTATTTATACGGATGTTTATTAGAGGCGGAACCATTTCTACAAAATGATGCGAGGGTTCAGTTATGGGCTACAGCATTTCAACAAGCAATAGCGGACATTCAAGA